GTTGGCAAGGACTTCGGTGTCCATGCTGTCACGCAGATTCTTGAAGGCGTGCGGACCGGCGAACACGATGTAGTAACGCTTGCCGTTGCCACCGTCGCGCATCGGACGCAGCTTCGGGTTGCCCGTCTTGGCCTTGAGGATCATCGCATCGAGCGCGGTCGTGTTGAACAGGTCCGCAGTCGTGTCGAGGAGCGCAAGGTCAGCCGACAGGTCGGTGTAGCCAGCCGCAGCCGCGCCGAACTGGACGCGATCCGCATTGTCCACCAGCCACGCATCGCCGATCGCGGCAGTGCGAGACAGGAAGGACGTGCCGTTGAGCGAGCCGAGCGCCGTGATGAACAGTTCGCGAGTGTCCTCGGTCGCCCAATCCATCAGAGTGGCCCGTGCAGCCGTGCGGAGGGAGATTGCCGACTTCTGTTCGCTCATCTCGGCGACCCGAACCGCATTGCGGCGCTTGTCCACATAGATGCGCATCGAGCGGGACGCCATGTCCTCCTCATTGCCTTCCAGCGTGGCGGTGCCGGTCGTCGCGCTGTTCGTCAGGCGGTTGACCAGCGCAATGGTGATGCTGTCACCCTGCTTCTTGGTCAGGTCTTCCTTCACCTGAATGACGGAGTTTTCCGCCGTACCCATCAGGGCCTTGAAACCGCCCTCCTGGATATACTGGGTGAAGAACTTGTCTTCCCACTGCTGAACCCGCAGGCCAGTGGCTTCGGTCGTGTCTGCCATGGTATTCTCCATCAAAGGGCAGCACCGTCATCGCGACGGGGCCAGGACGTTTCACAACGTGCTTACGATCCCAGGATATTGTCGAGAGAAGCGGGGCCGGACCAAGCCGGACCACTCCTGCCGCCAACGGATCGTTCGGTTGCCATGCTGAATGGCGCTTTGGCTTGGGGGATATTCAGTTCCGCCAGTATTTCAGAGCGAATCTGCGCCTCCATCTCAGCGCGCGACGGGGCCGTTCCATACTGCTTTGCCTCCTGCATCCGAGCGACGGCATTGTACGCATACTCAGCCGGGTTCGGTGCCTTCTGCAATTCAGCGACAAGGAACGGATTGGCCTTCGCGGCCTCCTTGAAGGTTTCGATCTTCTCGTCGTAATCGGCCCATTTCTGCCGTGCCAGCGTCTCGGCGACTTCGATACGGGCGCGTGCGATATATTGCTCGCCCGTCGAAGCGACGTTCTGCTGGACCTCCTGCATGACCTGCTGGCGCACCCATTGGGCGTAACCGTTCGGGTCAACCTGCGGATCGGGCGGCCCCAAATCCTCCGGCTGCTGGAGTTGGTCGAAATAGGTTTCGTACTGCTTCAGCCGATCAGCAATCTGCTGACGTTCGGCCTCCACCTGCTGGCGCTTCTCCCGTTCCGCCTTGAGGGCTGCGACGGGGATATGAGACGGTTCCTGTTCGGTGGACGGCGGCCCCTCCTGGATCGGGTCTGCGACCTCCTCCTCTACGCCCGGTTCGGCATTCGTGAACTTGCCTGCGTCGTCGCGGGGTTGGCCTATCGTTTCAGCCGCTTCCTCGATGTCGCCTTCGTCGCTCAGAATGTCGTCAAGTGATGTCTCGGCTCCCATAAGTCCCTCATGCTCGACCGTGCAGCGTCGTCCTGTATCGCCCATAGAGGTGGCGGCCCTTTGATGTCGCCCGATTGACCACGGCGGCTGGCTGCTGGCAATGGGTTAGCATTGCTGACCTGTTTTAGCGGAAAGCGGGCGACGTGTCACGCAGCCGCTCCCATTGCGAATTTCGACAGCACATCGGCCTCGGCCTTCTGCATGTCCGTCACGATACCCGCGCGCTTCGACTCCGCATCCGCGATGTTGCGCACCGTCTCGCTCTCGGTTTTGGCGGTGTTCGCCTGTGCATCGCGCATCTGCATTTGCTGCATGGCCTGCTGCTCAGGGGATGGCCCCTGCTGCTTCATGCGTCCCACGATCTCCAGCAGCTTGTCCTTGTCTCGCAGCGACGACGCCTGGATAAGCAATTCGATCGCGTCGGGCGGAAGTTGCGTCATGGCCGGCATCATCTTCGTCAGCATGTCGAACTGTTCGGCTGCGATCGTGGGCGTATCCATGCCCTCATCCATGATGATGTCCACGTCCATCTCACCGACATTGTTGTCCACGTCCACCGGCATCTGCGCCATGGGATCGCGGGCCAGCAACGCCAGCTTCATCTCGGCTTGCGGATCGTCGCCCAGCTTTTCCTTCGCCATCTCAAGCATGGTCTTGGGCTGGTTCAGGCCAACCCATTTCAGATTACGCTCGTCATCCGTCACACGAAGCCAGCGCGGCTCGGTCCAATATTGCTTGATGCGCGCCCATATCGCCCGATAGACGGACAGCGACAGCGCCCGCAGCCGGTCCATGAGCAAGGCGACCTCGATCATGCCGCCCTGCTGCTGTGCCAGGATCGCGCGGCCTGATGCGTCATTCTCATTCTTGCCGGACAAGGCAGCGTTCGGGCCGAGCAAGTCGATCTCCGCCTTCGCCTCTTGCAGCATCTGGAAATTCGCCGCGGCCATGTCGCCAGTCTGGAGAATCTCGACCTCGCCCGCATCGCCAAACAGAACGCCGTCAGGCTTCGCCAGTTCGCGCTTGATGCTCGTCGCATCCATGCCAGCCGACACGGACACGCTGTTGCTCACCCGGATCTGGCGCGAGTTGATCAGGTGCAGCCCCTTCGAACGGCGCTTGTTCACCTCGTCCTGCGGGCTGATCATCGCGCGCACTTCGCCATAGCGGTTGTTGTCGCGGTCCACATAGGCGCTGATCGCACGGATCGGGCATTCGGGCTGGCCGTCAACGTCGAGATAGGGCGAAGCCACCGGGTCCACCAGATAGCCGCCGCGTGTGAAGAAACACATCATCCAGACGCCTGCCTCCAGATAATACATCTCGACCACGCGAACACGCTTGCGCTTGTAATCGGCCCATAGGTTGTGTTTCGGACGATCGTCGTAGGTCTCGCTGTTGCGCGCCTGCGCCCATGTAGATTCGATCACCTCCTCTCGGCCAGGAAACCGCCGCTTGGCTGGACCCATGTCCATCCATGTGACGATACCCATGTATGTCGCATCGCTCAGGTCGATGCGGCTGGAATACGGATCGTGGAAAAAGCGGTCCCACGGGATTTGCGTGATCGACGGGTCAATGCCCGCCTTCGTTTGGACGGCGCCGATCATCAGCGCGCCAGTCCCCTCGACAATGATGTTCTCGAATGCGCTGGAGCGCTTGGCGTCCCAGTCCTGATCATCGCACACATAGCGCAGCGCGTCGGTTGCGGCCTGCGCCGAGCCATCGTCACCCGGATTGCGCGGGAACGCCTTGGGGTCCTTGCGGGTCTGTGCCTCCATGCCCTTCAGGTAATTGACCTTGCGCTGGATGCGGTTGAACGTGACGACAGGCTGTCCGCGATCCCGGAGGATTTTCTCCTCGGTGGATGTCCACTGCTTGCCGTCATAATAATCGCGGTCACGTTCGGAATTGTCGCGAGCATCACTTGTGGCTTGTTCTGCTTCCTCGAAACGCTGCACCATTTCCTGTGCATCGTCGCGGTCGATCACGCTACCTTCCACGAGCCAGCCTCATCTTTCCGAACGCGGTTCCAACGATCACGGGGCGGCTCTTTCTTTGGTGCACTAGGCTTGTAGCCCGAACGGCGCAATTCTTCAAGCGCATAGCGCAATGCGTCGATTGTGTGATTATTCTTGTCATCGAGGATGGGCAATATTTCCTCGGTGTGCGGGTCGATGCGATAGGCGAACAGGGTCAATTCCTCGATAACCTTCTTGCAGCGCGGATGCACGACGATGTCAAACGACTTGAGGAACTCAATGCCATCCTCGATCGAACCCTGCCCCTTGAGCGCGCCCGTGATGCGATAGCCCTGCCGCTTCATGTAACTGACGGTTTCAGGCCGTGCGCTGTCTGCGCGGATGATGAACTTCTTCGCGCCCTGCACCTTGTCGAACAAGGCCGGCAGATGGTCGATCTCGCAGCCCACCTCCCAAGCCTCCCCATCCACGTAAAGATTGCGCCCGTCGATATGGCACCGCACCAGCACTGTAGGATCGACGGCAAAGCCCCAATCCGCACCAAAGCGATGCACGGCATCCTGCGGCGTGGTGAACTCGCGCACCGTCCAGTTTCGAAACACGCGCGCCTGACTGTTCAGCGAATATTCGCCGCCCCACACATGCTGGAACTTGTCGGGGTCGCGGCGACGGTCATCCTCAAGGTCCGCCTTCAACTCGGCAGGAAGCCATGGGTTGTCCTGCCAGTTCGCCTGTATGACCACGCTATCCTTGGGAGGTGTTGGGCCGCGTAGCAGATAATCAACCGGGTCGTCGGGATGAGCAGGGTTCCAGCTAAACCACAGTTCGGAACCGGGCTTGCGGATCGTCGGGCGCAGTAGGTCAAGAGAACGCTGGCTGAGTGACTGCGCTTCCTCGACCCATGCCACATCAAACCCCTCCAGCGACTTGATGCTGTCCGCCGTGTGGTTCTGCATGCCCTGGAAGATGATGACACCGCCACCGGGCGTCCTGATCTCCGAGTCCAGTATTTCGAACGATGCCTGAACGCCAAGCGAGCGTATCTTGTCCTCGACCAGCAGCTTCACCGAGTTTTTCAGCGACTTCTGCACCTCGCGGACACAGGCGGCGCGGGTGCCCTTGTGGAGGATGCAACGCTCTACCAGCAGTTCAGCGAAGAAGTGCGACTTGCCTGAGCCTCTCCCGCCATGTGCGCCCTTGTACCGAGCCGCGCTGAGCAATGGGACGAACTTGCGCGGTGTCGGGATTTGCAGCTTCATGCCGATGGGTCGATGATCGTCCTCTCGACCGAGCGAACCTCTTGCTCAATCGGGCCACCGTTCTTGCCGGTGAGTTCGCGCTTGGTGACTTCCTGCCAATCATCGCCGCCCATGTTCTTCATCCCGAAGATGCACATGGAGGCATTGCCGTCCTCGCCCATAGCGATTCCGCGCCCAACCTTCTCCCACCAAGCCTGTGCTTTTGCCTTGCCTCGCGAAAGCGCTTCCATAAACTCGGGGTGCTGCGAGGCCCAAAGGTTGATCGTGGCGCGGGCAACGTCGATCTCGGCACAGAATGATCCGACGCTAGCGCCATCCGCCATATGGTCGATCAACTGCTGGCAGTATGCTGGGTCATACTTTGTGGGACGGCCACCAGCCATCAGTCATTCACCCTCAATATGCCGGACCAAGATGCGGTCACATCAGTGTTTGTCGCACTAACATATGTGCAGCGCAAAATGAAGTCCGACCTTTCGGGGACCGGGATGGATGGGACCAACAGCCGCGAGAAAGGGTTCCCGTCGATGCTGACCTCATTGCTCAATGTGTAGGCTGCGCCATATTGGCGAACGTAGCTGACGAGTGAGGCATCGCGCGCTGTGGACGGACGGTTGATGCTCATCGTCCCCTGGTAATCGGACAGCAGCGATGTAATTTCGACATTGGGGCCTGCGAAGCGCGCCTTCTCCAAATGGTGTCCGACCATCATATTTATGGACGCGCAGGCCGCGACAGCGTCTGCTTGCCACTTCCAAAGCCATTGGTGGCCGGACAGGAAGCCGATCGCGAACCATCCCGCATAGGCCGCCATTGATAGCACATCGCTCATCCCACAATCCTCCCCGTGTTGATGAGCCAGCGAGTAAAGTTGCCAAGATCGCCCCAATCGTAGGGGTCGCTCGGGCCGCCTTCGTTCGCCAATTCAGATTGCTTCCACTCCTCCACCAGCGCCGTCGCAGGGTCCGGCTTGGGGAGCATGTCGTCAGTGATCGACCACGGGAGCGTCAGGCTAGAAATGCCAGCATCCGACATGCGCCGCTGAACCTCGCGCACAGTCCGCTCGTCTGGCGTCCATCCATCATCGCCGCTCATGCCCGGTCCTCCTGATGGGGGTTGGTGGCCTCCACTATGCGGTAGTGGGTGATGTCGCACCAATTGAAATGAGGCGAAGTGATATGCTTCCAATGCCGCCCCTTTGCCAAAGCAGGCCGCATGACAGTCCCATCCCTACGCAAGCAGACAACGCGCGCCCGGCCATCAACCGGCATAGGCCCGCCATCATGCTTGATCCATCCATTGTCAGTCATTGGGCTTGTCCATGATCGAGTGGAAGCCGGCAGAGGTGCCTGTGGAGGTGAAGCTATAAACCACCCCCTCGCCGGAAACCTTAAGGCAACCGCTGGAAAGCATGAGCATCAACTGATGCACAGGCCCCGACACCGCCGTCTCCCCCGACCGATAGCGCCGGATGCTTCGGGCGTCCTCCAGCCGAAGGAAGCGGGCAAGCTCGGCGCTGGTCATGCCGGACGCCTCGTGGATTGCGCGGAAGGTGGTGGGGGTCATGCTCGTCCACTCCTGACTAGTGCGCGATGTTCGGCAATCTCCATGGCAATCTCCAGCGAATAGAATTTACCATGCCCTTTTTCCACGACATAATATTCGACTGTTCCATCCTTCCGAAATGAAGCGTCGATCATCAGGCCGGCGTGGCGGATATGGGCTGAGGCGCGTTCGGTGGTCATCTTCATTCTCCCTTGGGACACTGCCCCGTTCGATGGACTACGTATGGACGATGTGTCCGCGTGTGCCAAGCGCGATTTAACGAGAATTTGCGGAGTACATCACCATCAGCCTCTGCACCGGCCCTGGAATAGCCCGTGTGCCGTCCAGATAGCGACGCACAGTGCGAGGAGCGTTCTGGAGGTACTCCGCGCACTCGTTGATGCTCATCGTGCCCATATGGGCCTTAAAATCGGTTGGGGTCATTGTTTGCTGCCTTTCCAACATTCCGGTCTACGCATCTCAGGGCGCTTTCGAGCCGAATTAGTATGGTCCGCCACTGAGCATGTTCCTGACTGAATGTGTTGAGCGTTCCTTGGTGGCGTAAATTCCATTCAGCAATTGCCCTAGCGTCCGCCAGTAATGCGCCAACTCGGTTCAGGTCAGATTGGGCTTTCATGCCGCAGCCTTTGCCGCAGATTCGAACGACCGAAAGCGGCGAATATCTTCTACCCCATTAGCGTCTATGATCCGGAAAGTCTTTTTGTCACCGGGGAGGCAAATGCAAACGCCGTCTGCATTGCGCCAGAAATTGCGGTGGGCTGCTACGCGGGTGAACATCTCACATTTCCTTTCGGCGGGCCTCATGCCCTGTTCCCTCTCTATGCCGGATGCAGGACCATCGGTCAATAGGTGATTGCGATTTATTGTGGTGGGTCCGTCAATATCCTTCCACTTTGACAAATTCGCTGGTGCGGAAATCGAAGGACACCTCGACCGTCTCCTTCTTGCCAGGCAGGCCCATCCGAACCTTGGTAATGATGATCTTCGCCCGGTTCTCGCTTGGGTCTGGTCGATGATAGGTCAAGCCGTAATCAGCCTTGTTCGCCCAGTTGGCGCTGCCCGAAATATCGTAGAGGCCGGGGACCTTCTTGCTCCCCTCCTGCGGCTTGGTGGGGTGTGCCACGATCCAGAATGCAACGTCATACTGCTTGGCGAACCGTTTGATCGCTCGTAGGGCGCGGGAGATATAATCGGTTTCCGTCTCGTCGCGGCGGCGCTTGTGTTCCAGTTCGTTCCATGGGTCGAGGACGATCATCCTGCATCCGTCCCTGACTACCGCGATCCTGCAATATTCGAGGAACGCCTCCAGCGTCATTTCCGAATCCTCGTCAACGGACTGAGTGATTATGCGCAATCTCTCGCTCAGGATGTCGTCCGCGTCCGAGGTGTCGCATGTCTGCAAATCAGCCTTAGCGCAGCGCATGATTGCCATCCGCAGGCCGTCCCGCAATATGGGCTTCACCTCGGTTTCAAAGCTGGCAACGCATACCGGAAACGAATAGCGCAAGGTGTGACCGATGATTGCATTCATGATCGTAGATTTGCCCATATTGGCATAGCCCGTAACGACCGTGAGGGTGCCAGGAACAACAAAGATGCTCTCGGTGATGGGATGGATGCCGACCGGATAGGCCCTGACCTCCGCGCGCTCCGGGAAGTCATCGATCGTGTACAGCCCCTTGATGGGGTAAGGCTTGGCCGCCTGCAAAATCTGCATGACGCGGGGGGCACCATAGTCCACCAGAACCTCGTTCAGGTCCTTGCATGGGAACGGATAGTCAATGAACCTGCACCGCTCGGCGCCCAAAAGCGAAGCGAGATCGGCCGCCAAGTTACTGCCCGGCTGGTCTGCATCCGTGGCGAGGATGAAACATTTCACATGGTCGAGCAATTTCAGGTGACGCCAGACCCATTCGTAACGCTTGGCGCTTTCAGGCTCGTCGGTCATCAGCGCGGGCGCGCCGTTGGGGACCGACACCACGAATTTGAAACCCGCCGCCAGAGCCACCAGGGCGTCCCACTCCCCCTCCGTGATGATCACTGGAGCCCCGTTCATCACCTCCGGATCGCTCAGGCAATCGACGTTCCACAGCGACAGGGGCGCGCCTGCATCCATGCGGTGAAGCTTCTCGCTGGTCTGCCGGTATTTGTGGTTCACCGGTTCCCCGTTCTCCAGATATGGCACGGTAAGCCAATAACCGCTGCCGTCGCGGGTTGTCTCGATCCCGAACTTCTCCGCCAGCGCCGCGTCGATGCCCCTGCCTTCCAGCCAGACCTTGTGCTTCTCGTGAATCGCCATGGATCGCTCCGTTAAAATCGCAGTTGTGACAAAAATAGAGCCATGAGGTCCCGTCTCTGGTGACGCTCAGGCATGGGTCTTTTTTGTTTTTCCTGCCGCTTGAGCAGGACGGGCAAAGTTGCTTGCCGGGTTTGAGAGGGCGCCAATCTAGCATGGCCCCATGAACTCCCCGTCAGCATCCATAGCCCTGCCGTTGGTTTTCAGTTTGAAAACGCCAGCCCATGAATTGACTATCGACTGATCCAGAACCTTTTCCGGCTGGTTACCCGACGCTTTCAATTTTGCCAGTTCGGCGATCAACCTTTTTTGAGCCACTGCCGTTAGAGGTTTTTTGATGGAGCGCCTCATCGCCACGAAGTCCCCCCAGGTCTCAACTGGCACCCATTCCGGCAAGGGGGATAAGGGGGTATTTTCTTCTTTCCCTTCTTTCCCTTCTTCTTTTGTGTCCCGCGACTGTCCCGAGACTGTCCCGCGTTTAGGCGCTTGGCTGTCCTGCGGAGTTTGATATTTGTTGTAATTACAGATGGTTATCAGCATTCCAGACTGTCCCGCGACTGTCCCGATCATTTCCCTATCTTCCAGGTCCTGCAAATATCGCGAAACCTTGTTTTTTCCCCATCCCCACACCTCGCCGAGGGAGCGTAGAGAGGTGCGAAACTGGCCGCGTTGAACCTCGATCCGTTCGCCTTTGGCATTGCGCTGGTGGGTTGGCTTCCATGCCGCATTCTCGATAAGCCATATCCATGACTCTCGCTCAGAAAATGGGCCATCCGGAAAGGCCGCCATCCAGCCGCGCGCCATCTGGAAATAGCCGCTCATACGTTTTGCAGCCCGTATTCTTTAATGAGCCATTCGCATTGGTCGTTTGCAATATGACCATCGCCGCGCCACCCCATAATAAGAACTTTTTGGCTGCGTTCATCAAAGCCATCTAGAATCTTGCGCAATGCCGCCATGCGTTGGGCGCCAGATAGCACCCTATCCGCGACAACCCCTATGGCTTCCGGCCCGCGCCGCTCGTACAGTTGGTTATATCGGTCTAGCCAATATTGGCTTTTAGCGTACAGTTTGCCAGCTTTAGACCTTTCGCCTCGTTCATATGCGGCATTGGCCTCCGCTAAATATCTAGTGCTAAACGTATATGCTGAAAGCATCTTACGCTTGCTCTGTGGGCGTACCCTGTCTATATTTGTCATTGCTCGGCTGGCCCTCCAAGGCTTTCCACGTAAGCAATTCGATAGCGCGACCGGCAAGAAGCGCCTCGAATTGGCCGACGATAATCTAGATTCCAGATACTGGCAATGTCTTCTTGCCTTTGCGCTTTTTCCGCACCACCGGTGGCCATACCGTTACCACTACGCCTGGATAAGCGGCCTCTACCAGCTTGCGCTTGAGATTAAATACCGGCGTTCTCATGCCTTTCACATCGACCACGATTGGGAGCCCGCTATCCGCCATGCGATACTGAAAATCTGCGATGTATTTGCAGACGTGTCGCCCGTTAATTTCGATAGAAAAGACCGGCTCGCGGGTGAGGTGCGTGATTTCCCCATTCGCCTCCATGACGTGCAATTCATCGCAACGCCTGGCTTCGATCTTGCTGTCGTGGGTGTGGCCGTGCTGGCATTCGGTTTTCTTTGCGCCGTATTTCATACGAACAAAGCCCGTCATGGGTTGAGCAATTCAATGGCGCGGGCGCGGTTGGGGATGCGCCGGATATGCTCGCGTTCCTCAAGAGCCTCAAGCAGGCGGTGGACGCCGGATTTGCTGACCAGCCCCATGTGCGCCATCATCTCGTCATAGCTGGGCGCGACGGGCTTTTCCGCCATATACTCCTGCAAAAACTTGAGCAGCTTCCACTGCTTTTCGGTCATGGAAATCATGGCGCATCCTTGTAAATGTTCGGCGCATTGTGCCACGGACATTAAAAGAATGATAGCGGATAATATTAGCTTGACGCGCACGGACAAAGATAGGACGATACGTTCGACACAACGAAAGGAAGCGAAATGAATATCAACGACCTCACCATCGGTCAGGCAAAAGAACTGGCTGCGATTTTCAGCGGCTCCAGCGTCTCGGGAACCCCCGATGCGCCCCATGATAATATCCCCGTGATCGTCTGTACCGACAAGCGCGGTGTCATTTTTGGCTATACGCAGAATCAAGCAGCCCGCCCGATCGTCGTCACGAATGCACGGATGGCGCTTTACTGGTCGGCTGATGTCGGCGGGGTATTCGGCTTGGCGGACATCGGCCCCACGAGCGGATGCAAGATCAGCGCTGTCGCTCCGTCCATGACCCTCGAAGGCATCACTGCGGTGTTCGCAGTTTCCGACAAAGCTGAAAAGGCTTGGGTTTCCGCCAAGGTTCAGGGCCGTTGAAATGGCTACGCTGCTAAGCGGGAGCGCTGAAAATCTCTCTGGCGATGGCTATGGCTCTGGCTCTGGCTATGGTGATGGCTCTGGCGATGGCTATGGCTATGGCTCTGGCTCTGGCTATGGCGATGGCTATGGCGATGGCTATGGCCATGGCTATGGCTATGGCTCTGGCTATGGCTATGGTGATGGCTCTGGCGATGGCTATGGCTATGGCTCTGGCTCTGGCTATGGCGATGGCTATGGCCATGGCTATGGCTATGGCTATGGCGATGGCGATGGCGATGGCTCTGGCTATGGCGGATGACCATCCACGAAATAATCGCAGCCCATGACCACCTCCGCGCCGAGCGTGTGCGGGCGTGGCATGAGTGCAAGCCTCCCCGCCTGACAACGGAATGGGAACGCGCAATCACCGCCGTCTGGAGCGATCTGGACGCAATCGAAACACAGCGCAACGCGGCCCTTGCTGGGCGGATGCGGGAAATTGAGGAGATAGCTTGTGGCTGATTTTACGCCGGGGCCGTGGATTCCTGAACGGCGCGGACATAATCGCTATATTTGGTCGATGGGCAAGGATGGGGAATGCGAGGACCTTTTAGCCCAGGTTGAATATGAAAAGGATTTTTTGCCGATATGCGCTGTTCCTGAGTTGCTGGCGGCGCTGCGAGGCCTGCTCGACATGATTGCGGGGACGCCTTTGATCGACAGCCATGACGCTGGGATGGCATTTGCCGCCATCGCAAAGGCAACCGGCAAATGACCGACATCAACGAACGCGCGGTGATCGGCGGAAATTCCCCTCCCCCGGTGGAAACGCATAAGCTAAACATCGAAGATTTGCTGATGGAGGCGCAAAACCATCTGGACGGCGAACCCATCACGACGCAGGGCCAAGCCGACGCCATCGGCCAGTTGCTCGACAGCATCCGCAAGGCGCGTGGTGCAGCCGACGAACAGCGCAAGGTGGAGAAGCGGCCACATGACGACGCTGGCAAGGCCGTACAGGCCATCTGGACGCCATTGCTCAACAAATGCGACACGGCAGCGGAGACGGCGAAGAAGGCCCTATCCCCATGGCTGGAGGCATTGGCCAAGAAACAGCGCCAGGAAGCCGCACAGGCGCGCCAGGAGGCCATGGCAGCACAACGGGCGGCACTGGACGCCCAACGCGCTGCACAAGCCTCCACGGACCTTGCCGCGCAGGAAAAGGCGAAGGAGTTGACCAAGGCTGCGGAACGGTCGGCATCGGCTGCGAACAAGGCGGAGAAGGCCAAGCCGCAAGCTGCTGGCGTTACCCGGGCGATCGGGCTGGTCTCGTCATGGTCGGTCGAGGTGACCGACCCGCTGGCATTCGGGAAATGGCTTTGGGTCAACCGCCGCGCTGAATATCTCGCCATGCTGGAACAGGCGGCTGCTGATTTCAAAAACAGCCGCCTGCCCGTTCCCGGCCTGAATTATGTGGAAAAGAGGGAAGCCCGATGACGGAGAATACAAGCATTTGGGACGCCCTCGGTAAAACCGATCCCAACGCCACCAAGCGCTTTTCGCGTTCAGGAGGCTTCAAAGGGACGGCGGTCAAGCCGATGTGGGTCTATAAGCGCCTCACAGAGCATTTTGGGCCAGTCGGCATAGGCTGGGGACACAATGCTCCCATCCATACCGTGACGGCCGGCGCAGATGGAGAGGTGCTGGTATATTGCACCGTCGAATGCTGGCACACCGACCGGCAGAACACCTTTCACGGCGTTGGTGGTGACAAGGTGATCGTCAAGGACAAGAACGGCCTTCGCAGCGATGACGAGGCGTTCAAGAAGGCTTTCACCGATGCGGTCATGAACGCTTTCAAGAGCGTGGGCGTGGCGGCTGATGTGCATATGGGCCTGCACGACGACGACAAATATGTTGCCGAGTTGCAGGATGAATTTGCCCCGCCGCCCGATCTGGTGGACACGCGCACCCGCGACCTCATCACCACCAACGCGCAGGCCGCTGGCGTCACTCTGCTGAAAATATGCGAGAGTTACAACGTCGAGCATCTGCGCGACCTGACATCGGCGCAGGGGGAGGAAATCCTCGCGCGCCTGGAAACCACCATCAAACAGAAGGCGGGATCATGATTGAGCCTGCCAATTACAAATTACTTACCCAGCCTGAGAGGGCCACGTTAAGGGAAAGGTATACCTTTGTTCAAGATGGCATGTGTAGACATTGTGGATGTCCTCTCAATGCGGAACCTCCAAAATCAATAACGTCTCTGCGTATAGATTGGAGGAGGTTCCCAAGCAATTTCCTTAAGCATCCGGTTCACCTTCATCACTGCCATAAAACTGGCAAAACAATTGGCGCGGTGCATTCTTATTGCAACGCGGTTCTTTGGCAATATCACGGAGAATAAGTATGCAAATCTTGACAATTTCGGGCCGGATCGGAGCAGACGCAGAAGTACGCAAGGCCGGCGATGGCGATGTGACCAGCTTCAATGTCGCGGTCGATCAGGGCTATGGGGATCGCAAGACCTCCAACTGGTATCGCGTTTCGGTATGGGGGAAGAAGGGCGCGGGCGCTGCGCCATATCTCCTAAAGGGAGGAGTCGTCACGGTCGTCGGTGAACTGGAGATTGGCGAATATAACGGCAAGCCGCAGTACAATATCCGCGCGACGGACTTCACGCTGCCGGCGAAGGGTCGAAGCGAGGACCGGACCGGCAATGGTGGGCCATCTGCACGGAAGCCAGCGGCGTTCGATGACGACTTGAACGATACCGTCCCCTTCTGATGCTCATCACATGCTCTTATTGCGGAAAGCAGTCCGATAAGGCGGCGGGGGCTGTAAATCGTGCCAATCGCCAAAGCGCGCCGCTGTACTGCGATAAGACATGTTTCGGGCTGGCAAAGCGCCGCCATAAATCACACGATCAAAAGATCTCCGAGAAAGCGGCTTATGATGCTGAGTATCGCGAGAAAAACCGGGTGATGCTGAAAGCTAAAAAGGCCGAACATTACAAAGCAACCGCCGACCGTGGGAAAGAGCGGGCTTATCGCAAGGCCAATATGGCTCGGCATGTCGCTTACTGCCAACGCCCGGAGTACCGCGAATACAAGCGCGAGTATGATCGCATATACCGCGCGAAACAGGACTACGGCGAATATTGGGAAGCGTTCTTATTGACGCTCGACATTGACGCCGAAGTAAAAGAGCGCGCTACCAGATACGACATCTACATGGAGCGCGGCACCATCAACAAAACTCAGAGAAGGAAACGGGAATATGAAAAAGCTGTCGGCTGTTAATCTCAAGAATGCCCTTTGGGAAACCCTCAACGCCGTCAAGGAGGACAATATGCTTCCCGGCCAAGGGGATGCAGTGGCCGCCCAGGCGCGGGAAATTCTGCGCACCGTCAAGGTCCAGTTGCAAGTGTGTGCGCAGGCGAAGCGCAACGTCCCGACTGAAATTCTGGACTTCGCAGAGAAGGAGTGATGAAGCGCACCCCAATCAAATACAAGCGCAAACCCAAAAGCGCGGAGGCGAGGCGGCATCACCAGCATGTCGGCTCGCTGCCGTGTTGCGCGTGCGGATCATCGCCGGTCGAGTGTCACCATGTGCGGCATGACGGGCGCAAGTCGATCAGCAAGGACGATAAGCTGGTCGTGCCGCTGTGCCCGCAATGCCATCGCACCGGCCCGCAGGCTGTCCATGCGATCGGTCATCCGGCCTTCAATGAACTGCACGACATCAACCTTTACGAGCGAGCCGTGCGGCTGTGGGAGACGCGGGATGTCTGACAAACAAAACCCCCGCCGAAGCGAGGGCCTTGCTATAACTGAGGAGCGCGCCCCCGGTCTAGACGGAAGGATAATAACTTCCCCGCCATCTCCGGTCAAGATGGTATGAGCGCGGGTCAGACAATCCGCCTCGTCGGGCCACGCCAGCGCGAACTGGCAAAGCAACTGATCGACCAAGCGCCGGACGGCTATGTCGTCAAGATCGGTGCAGAGACGCGCCGTGACGCACAGAACCGCGCGCTCTGGCCCCGATTGCAGGACATACAGAAGCAAGTGCTTGGGTTTGCCACGTTCAGTACCGAGGACATCAAAAACCGCTTCCTGCACGCGCTTGGGGCGGAAATGCGATTCCTGCCGACACTCGAAGGTGAAGGCATGTTTCCTTTGGGGATGCGGTCATCCACTTTGACGGTGGCGCAGTTCTCAGGGTTGATCGAACTTATCAATGCGTTCGGCGCTAAGCATGATGTCCGCTGGTCAGCGCCGCACCCGTACGCTTGACATTGCAAGCCGTATCGCGGAAAACAATTGGGCCGTCAGGACTGCACTCCCAACGGCCCAGATGCACACAACGTCCATATACAATGCCGCACTGGTTACCGCAAGACACGGTTTATCGTTTCGATCTAACCGAGGTGCAGCGAAAAGACCGAGCGGGACGAAGCGTGAGAGCCGAGTTAATTCCGGCAAAACGAACACTCCACAGCAGGTGGCCGACCTGAGAAAGCAAAGGCCGATGATCCATCCCCTCCTTTGCTGCGTTCCTGATACGGCGCGGACTTCCCGGGGGCCGAAGCGGCGGCGCGTTCGCTAGGACATCTCATCCAAGTAAGTGGGAGCGCCATCTCTATTGGCCGACCCGGGTGTGGCGAGCCTCCGCAAGGGAATCCGCAGATGAGGTAAGTTGGACGGCAGGATGCGACCCGGGGAATACCGCTAAGGACAGGACTGCCTATCCTCCCCGTCAAGCGGGAAAGGGTTGTGCCTGTTATCCACCAGCATAAGCCCGTGCCACTCGCCACACCCGTTGCGGAGGGATGCCATACCGAGCGGCGATCACCTTCGGTCTGTATCCTTCGCGATAGTCTCGGGCGATCTTCTCATTCAATGCAGCGGTATCCGTCCAGCGCTTACCCCTCTCCCGCGAGACGGCGATGTCGGAGGCGATGGTCATGCTGCACCACCGGGGAGTAGCGGCGGGCACTCACCTGTCAGGAAAGCATTCATTCGCTGCCAGATGGTGAAGTTGTTATCGCTGGCGCCAGACTCGATCGCCGCAATGGCGTTGCGCAATTCGACGCACCACGCCGAGCCGTCACGGCACTTGGTCTCGCCGCTCTCAATGGATTCGATTAGATCGCGTTCGGCCTGGGCGGCATGTTCGCGCGCCGCTTGGATGTGTTCCGGCGAGTAGGTCGCGCCGTTCGACCACGCCCTCACGACGCCAGCCCAATCGTCTGCCCATGTTCGGGATCGCCGAACAGATCGGCATCAAGGCGGCGTAGATCGCCACGCGAGAGAAGTTCGCGCACCACATTGGCGGACACGCTGCGACCATCCGACCACGACATATCACCGCTCGACCGGACCATGATCCTCTGGCCAGCCCGGCACCGCTCTATATAGCGCGTCCACACCTTCTTGGTCTTCGGAGTCTTTTCCTTCGTCATGAAACCCTCCCATTTTGATGGAGCATCTTTTCAACATCACGGACCGGCACACCGAACGACCGGCTAAGCGTCTGCGGATCGAGGTCACCGCCCTTGGAGATGCGAGCGCGCAGCAAGGCGAGGCCGGGATGGACGGGGGCTTTGCGTTTCATGCGAAGGCCCCCGTGCGGATGTAATGATGCGGGTCTTTTTCGACGCACATGCACTCACCCTCAGTGTGGCCGCGCAGGATGGCCTTTGCCCGCACGCCGAGAAGGTTTTCAGCGCTGATCGCTTCGCCGCACGCCAATGCGACTGCGAAGCTATAGAGGTGGGTTTCCCAGTGCCGCTTCACATCCACTCCCCCTCGTCCCCAAGAGGCCGTGTCAGGATCGCCAGTGCCGGCGCGAGGACCAGCCCAGCGACAACGCTGGCGGCTATCCAGAGAAGGGCGGTCATGCGTTTGCTCCTTGTTGGGTTGTGGCGCCCGTCACGTTGGTGAGGTGGCGGGGGCTATCGTTGAGCGATGCCAGGATCGCGCGACCGATCAGTTCAGGGATTTGGGGGACTACGGCGTTTCCGCAGCATCCAACTCGGTCCACCCAATTGGGAACCCCATCGCGGCTTCCGCGAAAGAGGGGTGGAGGTATATCGGGTCGTCCTCGCAGGTCCTCAGCCCTTCGGACATCTTCGCACCACGAAAATGCTCCGAACCCCGATACCGATTGCGGCTCGCGCCCTTCGGCTCGTTCTTGCCCAATGTCGGCAGGAATATATGCTTTACGATTTGCCCAAATCGAACGCAGCTCTGCGAGCCTTGTTTGTTGATGTGGCGGAACGTCCCGTTTCTGGTCTTGACCATCCGCTCCGAAGGTTTGCGATCCACGCAATCCGTTTTCGTTGGGGTAGGCAACAATCCATACGCGCTCTCTGAGGTGTATGGCACCAAGGGCCGCCGCTGGTATGATTTCCCATTCAGCATCAAACCCGATCTCGGCCAAGTCTCCGAGAACAGCGCCAAACCAGCCCCCTGGTTGCTCAGCAGGGCCACTAAGCAAGCCTGCGACGTTCTCCAAGATGATGAAGGCTGGTCGTATGTCGCGAGCAAGCCTGACGACCTCAGCGTAAAGCCCGCTGCGAGTTCCTTCTCCAACTCCCGCGCGCTTTCCAGCGCTAGAGACGTCTTGGCATGGGAACCCTCCGCAGATGACGTCAACGGCAATTCCATCGGCAGCAAGCCGATCGGCAGTGAGGGTTCGCACGTCGTCATAGCAGGGGACATCTGGCCAGTGCTTGGCGAGGACGCGCCGGGGGAAGGGTTCGATTTCACAGAAGGCGACGGTTTCGAATCCGCCAGTGCGTTCGAGGCCAAGGGAAAACCCTCCAATTCCAGAGAAAAGATCGAGCACCCGCAGCTTCTCCGCACCAGCCAACGGGCGCGGGGGGATGCACCCGCTGGCTGGGCTTGCCTGTGGGGCAGGGCAAGGGGTGAGGGGGCGCATTTAGGCGCAACCCCGGCCGATTTGACCCTTGTCGCGGGCATCGACAAACTCGGTCCAGACACGCCATCCATTGGGGCAGTGAAAGCCCCACTCGCGGATATTCGGGCCGGTCAAGAACAGCGTGACGGCTGGCTGTCCGGCGACGATTTCGAGCCGGTGCGCATCTTCCGCCTTGCGCGTGATGACATCGCCGGAGACTCGGGCGAACGAGCCTTCCGGGGTATGCTCAATATAGCCGCCAGAGATAATGACGGACGTGCTGTCCCATGGGTGATCGTGCAGCGCGCGGTCGTCGTCGCTGTTGCGGATCATATGGAGATAGACGTTGGCCTGCTTGTTGCGCGGCACGATCCACCAGCGGCGCAGATAGTCGTCACCGATCACGAAATCGGGCGAGCGCGATGCCATGACCTGCTCAGCCCATGGCGCAAGGTCGAAGCACCCCGTCATCCCCGCACCTGTGCAACGGCGTCGGTCAGCCGCTTGAGAACGACCGGGTGGAGTTTCTTGACGCCTTCGGCCTCCCATCGGTAAAACGTGGAGAGGCCAACACCAGCGCCACGAACGAACTTGCTCAGAGGCGTTAGCGATTGAGTGGCCGCGTCCCGCACGGCTTTCGGGGTGATGTTTTCCATGGGCGGATAATAGCCGTGAATTATTTCCCGTCAATGCCCTATTTTTCCCTTGCGCTTTCCCATTCCATCCCGCAAAAGGGCTTCACACAGCAACACCGCTGCACTGAGGGAAGAGACCGATGCAGACCGCCCAAACAGCACATGAAGCATTCGAACGCTACAAGTCGGCGCATGAAGAAGACGCGCTCGTTCAGGCATCTTGGCACACCGAACGCGATGGCCGCCATCTCGCCTGCGCTCTCGGCATTCTTGGTCCCGAAGTGGACGGCCCGAGCAAGTGCCCCGCCGCGATCATGCCACGCTGGCTGGCGCAGATGGTTCCTGCGTTCTTCGACCGGCAGAAATTCGACGATGCGAAGGATTGGGGACTGCGCTTTTACGCCGCCTTGGATCATGTTGGCGGGGCTGTTCCGTTTAGCGTCGTCCACGACTGGCACGCCAATACGGTCTGCCAGCTTGGCATCGACGCGGCGACCATGTGTAAGCGCGATGTCGCTCCGCACCTCGCATTGCAGGCGCTGCACAAGCGCACACTGGCAGGCGAAAAGATCGCCGCAGATGAATGGCGGCCGGTTTTGAAGAACGCCAACGCCAACGCCAACGCCTACGCCGACGCCAACGCCTACGCCTACGCCTACGCCTACGCCTACGCATGGAAGCGTCTTGCGGACGGAATGACTGCGGCTCTGTCTCGGGTTGCTGTGTCGTGATGTCGGTGTACGCAGAACAAAGCTACGCAGGCCCTGACGCATGGGGACGCACATTCAAGGCTGCACATCACTGGCATATCGCGCGGTATTATGATGAGGTCCGGGTTGCAAGCTTGCCTAAAAAATAGGCAGAACGTGCCTAAAAAATAGGCAGTTTTATGAACGCCATATTTATACCCGGGCAATAAGGTACAATAACCGTACTGCCTAGTACACTTTTTAAAAATCGCGCTGTGGTGGCGCGGTTATTTTTGTGCTTGCCGGGTTTGCTCTAAGCGTGCATGGTCTGTATCTGAAGGAGTGAAGTATGATCGTAGTTTCAATGTTCGATGAAAGCGGTGTGATGGTTAGGCCATGGTCTGAAGCTGGCTGTGAGTGCTACTGTTTTGATATCGTGAATGAAAATCGCACTGAAGGAAATATCCACTACATCAAGGCTGACCTGTCACCAGGATCACAGGCTCTTCAGCGCATCATTGCCCTAAACCCGGATATTATCTTTGGCTTCGGTCCATGCACTGATCTGGCAGTATCTGGCGCAAGGCATTTCGAGGCAAAGCGCGCCCGCAATCCCGCATTCCAGGATGAGGCTATTGCGTTGTGGGCTACCACGGAGACTGTAGCTAATGACGTAGGATGCCCATGGATCGCGGAGAATCCTGTTTCGGTTCTGTCAACACAATACCGCAAACCGGATTTCAAGTTTGATCCTGCTGATTATGGTGGGTATCTACCAGAAGATCATAACCACGCGCTCTACCCTGATATTTTTCCACCTCGTGATGCCTACCCGAAGAAAACCTGCATCTGGGCCGGTAATGGCTTCATCATGCCTGAAAAGCGCCGCGTGCCTGCTGTTAAGGATTTTCCAGGCTTTAAGAAGCTCGGTGGCAAGTCTGCACGCACTAAACAGATCCGCAGCACCACGCCGGAAGGATGGGCCAAGGCTGTATTTTTAGCGAATTACAAGGCGTAGCGCACCCCACAACAAACCAACTAAAAAAGGGCCTTTCGGCCCTTTCTTTTTGTATATGTGGTGGGTGTTATGTGGTGCGTGTGCAGCGACAGCCGAACGCCCGGCAAATGATCGTGCCGCGTAATGTGAAATTGCAGGATCATGGAAGGGAGCCGCCCTCCCCGGGGAGGCTGCGGGCCCGGAGGGAGGCGGCGCAGAGAGCGAGTGCCTCTGTGACTGCCTTACCCTTCCAGGTTGTTTTGCCATCGGTGATTTCAGAGAACCGTTCGACGCACCACAGACGACCTAGTTTCGTATCCGTCGTTTCCGGAACCAGCTTCATCGCGGCGTCGAGGGAGGCGGTGAATCGGGGGGCCGAATAATGCGGCCCGCCAGTTCCGAGGTTGGTGTGACATTCGACGCGCCCAATCTCGGGCGCGTTTGCGCGAAGGCCAGCCTTCCAGACAAGTCCAACGTCCTTCGGGAAGAACCGGCACAAGGCAGCTATCTCGGCATCCAACCCCCGATCCGGCTCTGTCGCCGCCTCACAACGCGCCGCCAGAGCAAGCAAAGCCCCCCCCCCGGCTTTCGTTATAATCGGGGTTGGGGGTTTGGGGGGTCATACAGCCTCGCTCAACAGGCGCACCAGGGTTTCTGCCTGTTCTGTGCGTGCAGCATCATAAGCAGCGGCATAAGCAGCGGTATAAGCAGCGGTATCAGCGGCAGCAGAAGCAGCATAAGCAGCAGAAGCAGCATAAGCAGCATCAGCAGCATCAGCAGCATAAGCAGCATAAGCAGCATAAGCAGCAGAAGCAGCATAAGCAGCATAAGCAGCCTCAGAAGCAGCATAAGCAGCATAAGCAGCATCAGCAGCAGAAGCAGCAGAAGCAGCATAAGCAGCATAAGCAGCAGAAGCAGCATAAGCAGCAGAAGCAGCAGAAGTAGCATCAGCAGCAGCAGAAGTAGCATCAGCAGCGTAACCTACTGATCCCCCTTTGGCTTTAGCGCGCAACACCTCAACCGCTGCAGTGCAGCCGTTGCGAACATCTGCCGTTCCGTGCTTGTTCAGCGCATCGGTAACGCACCAGTGAAGGAACTTCCATCCGACCAGCGACAAGTCAGCGCCAGTGTGAGGTGCATTGATGATGCGCTGGGGGAAGCCCTTCGCAACGTCGTTCGGCAAGTCTTCAAAGATGTTTTCAGCGATCTTTGTAAGCATGATCGGGAATCCGGTCAGTTGCTCGACGATCGACGGATCGGAACCATGAGCAATGCAGCCGATAAAGCAGCCTTTGCCGTTCTCCCAATACGCGCCTTGAATGATCTCATCAGCCGCCGTGTGCTGGTCGATCTGTGCGCGGATGGTCTGTGCCAGTTCCGGGTTGTTGTGGAATGCGATGCTCATTTTTAAGTCTCCTGTGTTAATATTTGTTCATTCGTCATAGGGTGGCCATTTATGAGCCGGTCCGTCATCCCATCGCGCCCGCCATAACGATCACGCCGAACGACAGCGCAGTGATGGCGATCCCCATCCACGCATTCACCTGAGCGTCGCCCAGACCCGTCGCGTTCGCAGGATCGTTCGTCATCACGGCAGGCTTGCGCGCCTCGAAATACGTCTCGCGCCATGCCTCGAAATTATCGCGCATCCGCTGCGCCAATTCAGAATTTGCGTGCATCTAAAAATCTCCGTTTTTGCGGTATTCACAACACTAACCGCAACAAGCGCGCGGTGCAAATGTTTTTTTCACAAAATCGCGGGATTATTCCTCGTCGTTCGTGAACCGCACGCGCCTTCATTTGCGGTCCGGCTTCCACCTCTCGGCAATTAAGGCCACTTCTTCTATTACCGCAGAGATAGCTGCATCAGCTTCCCCTAGCCATTCAGGCCAATCATCCTCGGATGCATAGTATGGTATGTCATCATTGAACTTACGCTCAATGGCACGGGCAATGGCACGGGCCACACGCTCTCTAATATCCATAAATCACCCCTCAGCCAAACGCCTAATCAAAGCCACCGTATTATCACGGCGCGCACGTTCTCCTGCACCACGATCCTTGTATAGTTCATGCACGCGCGGGTTTACGGATGCAGCAAACTTGTCCCCGCGCGCCTTAATCTCATTGATCCAGCCAAACGCCTCAAGCTGCTGGCAGATAGGCTCAACCTGGAACTTGGTTAGCTTACGCATCCGGGTGGACCCGCGCTGGAATGTCCGCATAGTGATCGTGTCAAGGTTATGCGCCACGATATAACCCGCGATATCCTCAATGACGGGCTGGTCCTCGGACAAGCCTAGAACGCCATTATAGAACGCCATAC